GCCTTGGCTTAAGAATGCCGTCGGGCTGTAGTTGTTGCTTATCCCGCCAAACACGCCGGATGCGAGATTCTGCACCGGGGAGTTGCTGAAATTAGAGCCGCTGTTGCTGTTGCTGTTGCCACTGGGGTATCCTAACGCCAACTTGGCGAGGTTTCCTCCAAGTCCCCACATATTCGCCCCGGCTTGCAAGGGCGCAAGATCGGCTTGTGCCTGCGCGTTGCCCTGCCCGACATTGCCGCCATAAAGCAAGGAGGCGAGTTGCTGCTGATTTTGGGAGAGTTGTCCGGCTTCCTGGCCGCTCAATGAGCCGATATTGCCTGCCGTCTGCCCCTGCAAACCTAAATACGGCTGCAAGTTATTCACTGCGTTCTGATAGGTATTACGTTCTGATAGGTATTATTCGCAAGCCCGGTCGTATAGTCGGCAACTGCCTTGTCGGTATTTCCGGAATTGAGCGAGCCGGTTGCCGCCGCGTTGCGATCGACGTTCTGCGTTCCCTGTCCGAGCGTGAATTGATAGCCCGGCGTGTTTTGCAAAGCCGCAAGCGCACTGGCATTGCCGCCGGCACCGCCAAGCCCGAGCAGGTTGCCGAGTTGCTGTGTTCCCTGCTGCGCCGTGCCATAGGTTTGCTGCAATGGCTGCAAGCCGCTGGCATAGGTATTCTGAATGTCCTGCGTGCCCTGGTTAAGAGCAGCACTGCCTTGCGCCATTCCCTGCTGGATGGCGGCCTGTTGCGCGGCGGCGGCACTCTGTTGCGCGCCGGTTCCGAATGGGGCGAGAAGATTGTCCAGGAATCCCATGTCATGTCAGCCTTATCTGTACAGCATTACCCGTGCGATAGAGTTGCCCGATCTTGACGCCTGCCGTTGCCGCCGCCCCGTCATTGGCCGCATTGATCAGCCCGGCCTGGCCGGCGGTAAAGCCCCGGATGAGTTTATCGAGCGCCACCATGTATTGCGCAAAGGACTGGATTGGCCTCCCTGTCTTTTCATCGATCCAGGGAAACGCAACAGGCGGTTGCGGGCCGACAAGTTGAGCCATCAATACTCCCGCATATCGCTCGATTGGGTTGCCGACAAGAACGCGCAATAGACGGGATCGCTGATATCCCAGCGCCACCGATCCCCGGCCGCGCCCGACAATCCCGCATTCTTGATCATCACCCGCGTTTTGCTCTTGGCCTGCTGGCCGAGACTGCGAAGCCAGGGATTCCCGAAGGTCAACCCATCATCCCGCGATAGCGATATGGCAACCGTCGGATCGACCATGTTGAATGGCGCCGTGATATCGGTTGCCGTGCCGCCCGAGGTATAGGCATGCACATATACGCTGCCGATGAGCTCGACATGCGTGGCGTCCACGATATGACACGTCCATGCCCCGTTGGCCTCTGTGGTGCCGCCGACATTGGCCACGTTGAGAAAATCGCCCTCGACAATGCCCCCGATGTTATTGAGCGTCAATCGCACGGCGCCCATGTTGCCCGCGGCCGTTCCGCCGACCAGCTTGACGAGACTGTTGGAAGCCAGCCCAACGCCGGTCACGAAATGAAAGTCTGCCCTGGCAATCCGCAGACGATTGGGAAAGTCCGTCACCGGCCCGCTTTCCATGCGCGACAGCAACGGCGAGCCGTTTTCCGTGTAGTTGTGCTCGTCCATGAACAAGAGGTTCGGCCCGAGCGTATCTCCGCAAATCCACTTACCAAAGGCCGGATGGCCGTAGATCGCCCGCCAGCGGGTAAGATCGATCCCGGCTACCGTGCTTGCCCGTTCCGACCATTTCTGCGTTTCGCAATTGAACTCCCAACTCCAAGTCGGGGACGAGATCGCCCAGAACTTATGGCCGTCGATGATGTATGCCCTGGCATCGAGCAGCACACCGTTCTCGATGGCAATGGATAGCAGCCGATCGAGATCGGGCGGGCTGATCTTGATTGGCTGTGCCGAGCCGGGTTGCAACTGCCAAACGCTGTAATCCTGCGCAACCCAGGTGAGGATCGAGAAACCATCCTCAAATCCGGCAATGGCGTTCTCCTGTGCCAGGCCGTATTCGATCACCACCATGCGGGAATATGGGAAGGCCGGTGCCGGTTGTGCCGTGTCCTGCCATATCTCGGTCACGCTCGAGCAGAAGATGAAAAGCAATCCCCCAAACGGGATTACCCGCATCAGGATATCCGACGATTTGGCCTGGACGCTGGTGAAAGAGAGCGCATTCATGGTCAGCGCGTTGAGGTCGGTTGCGAACACCCGCCGGTCGGCAATGCCGAAAAACAGGTAGCCGTCCTGAAAGCATACCGTTTTCGGCTGTGGCAAGGTACCGGTTGCATTATAGGCGGTCACGGTGCCGGTATCGAGCCGGAAGGCCCCGTTATCGAGATCGACCGCGATCACTTGCGGCGAGGTATTATTGTTGCGGGCGATCTGCACGCCCTTGGTGCCCGGCAAGTTGGCAACCAGCGTAATGACCGCGCCGGTCTTGTCCACGGTAAGCACGTTGGTTCCCCCGCTGGTGAAAACCTCATATGCCAGCGTTCCGACGAGCAACCCGCCGCGGTAACCGCCGGTCTGCCCCGTAATGGCAAATAGCGTCAGGCCCGACGAGCGGCGATAGACAACCGGATTGGCTGCCTCCGGCCCCAATGGCTCCGCAAAGACGTTTATGAGCCTGCCGGCGCTTTCCTGGGGCGATCCGCCGGGAAAGCTCGAGGTCGGCCAGGGTATCTTCCTAGGGCCTCCTGCGGCCATTCAGCACCCTCCTGATCACCGATCATCTATTACAGAGGAATCCATGCCCTGCCGATCAAGGGCCCTCTTGATGCGTTTCAAAGCTTCGTCACTATCGGCACTCTTGATAAGCCGATTCAAATGGTTTTGATCCTTAATGACCAATCCACCATACTGACTCCCTGCACCACCACCTACGGGGATCACATCTGATTTTGCATCAGATGGGACATACATTTTTGGTTGTATTGGCATCATCTTCCTCCCGAATACATGCCAAGCGGGTTCTGCGAGCCATAGCCCTCGCTGGTCTGCAGCCGCGCCTGCTTGTCCTGGGCGTCCTTGGGCGAGGCTTGATTGGCCGTATGCAAGGCTTGAAGCTCCTGGAGCATGAGCATGACGCGGCGCTGCTTGTCGCCCGGCGGCAATGCGCCCGTCACCCGCGAGCGCAGTTGATTGTACGGGCTGGCCTTGTCGGTCTCGTCAATGCCGGCCATGCGCTGATCGGTGGAAAGCGGACGTGACAATGGGTCCGAGGATTCCGCCTTGGCGTCACTTGGGATGTACATCTGCGGTTCTATATTCATTAGAAATAATTTACCCTCAGTTCCTCGAAGGTCGCCGGGCGAGCAAAGATGAACGTTCGCTCCTCTGCATAAAGCCCCCAGCAGTCCCGCACTTGTTGCCCGCCCCCGTCGGGGAGTTGATAACCCGCGCGCAGCAGCATCGGAATGTACGGGTGATAATGTGACTTTCTCGTGCGGCGCCAAGATCGCGGGCGCGAGTGCTCGATCAGCGAAATGTTCGGCTCGGAGAAAGCAATATCCAGCCCAAGCGAGAAAGCCAGATTGAATAGCGCGGCGAGATCAGATTGTGGATAGTAGCACAGCGTCCCGTGGGCACAAATCATGCCTGCTTCACCAACACCGGAATGTCTCTTTGCGATGGTCTCAATCATCGATAGAGTATTGGGGCCAAGCGTCACGCCGTCGAGCTCGCGCTCGACCACGAAGTCCCGCGTGATATCGAGCGCATAGATTTTGATCGCGGGGGACTGCCTTAACATTAACTGCGCCAAGCGGCGGCTGCGGATTGCGTGCAAAGCGCCGATCTCGATGATGAAAGCGTAGCGGCCCTCTGAGGCAACGCGGAAGAAGAAATTGAGGTTATGGTCGTTGAAGCTATCCGAGGCTGCGTCCGTGCCAAGCTTTTCGCCGACAGTCCAATAATTCACGGCACCATCGCCGTATCGGCTACGAAGAAATTTGACGCAGCGTGAGACGAAGCGGCTCAAGTTGAGCAGCCAAATTGTGAAGATACTGCGTTCGCAAATGTAGCACAGAGCCCGTTTGATGGCGGATCGGACGGGCGCGGGGACATCACTGGTAGCGAACATGGTACGCTGTGGCAAATCAGAAATAATTTCCCCTCAGTTCCTCGTAAGTCGGCCGCCCACGCAGTATCTTGTGCAGCGACATTGCCGCCGAACCCGTACCGGGCGGATTTCCCAGGCCGCGCATGTTGAGCTTCATTGAATCGTCCGGCGACAGGCCGAACTTGGGCGATACAAGATCGGCCACAATGGAGCCCAGATCGTCAAACCAGGCTCCGGGGATATTGCCACCCATGGGACCGGGCGAGCCTCGATCCGCCACGAATACAAGTTCGATCGCTTCCAGCTTGCGGCAGATGGACTCGATTTCCGTGTCCACGTACAGGACGTCCTCGAGGTCCGCCGGCTGGTTGGAAATCGCCACGCCAAGCTTGGCGAGCGCATTGTCGATCAGATCGCGCCGGGTACGGGTAGGCGATGAGGTCA